TGATGAAATTGGATCTTGAACTTTCAATCTACTGTTCATTTTTTTTATTCTCCTTTTTTTTTGCTGAAACATTAGCTCCAGCATAAACTAAGTATAAAGTGTCGATAAGCCCAAGTATTTCAGTATTTGCTTTATTAAAAATAGCAAGTAAAACACTAGCAAACAATGTTAAAATAAACATTGAACACTTCCTTCCACCTAAATTTTTTATTAAATTATTCATGAAAAATCTTCTTCTAAAAGTCTGTAAATTCTAGCAATATCTTTTATATTTCTAGTTCTTTTAGATACTCCTTCCCTATAGTCTTGATTCGGTCCATAGCCTTTGGCATTTCCTTCAATTGTTTCAAAATCTCCATTTTCATCAATTAGTCCATTTACTAAAACTATATGATTTCCATAATCAGGAGATCTTTTAGAACTAGTATAAACAGTTACTAAATCGCCTTTACATAATGTATTTTTATCATTAATGTATCTCTTAGTGTTTCTCCAGTCTCGATTCATTCTATAACAAGAAGGGAAAGTATTTTTTCTAATAGAAACATTAGCTTCTTGATAAATAAAACTTTGAAAAGCTCCACACCACGCAAATTGATTGTTTTTTGTGTAATCTTCTTCCCAATACCAATTCAGACCTAAATTAGATTTGATGTATTTTGTAATATCCGGCTGAATTTTTCCGTTTTTGGGTTCTTTAATATCTTTTTTAAATTCTTCTTCTGCTCTTTTTAGAGCTCTATCTACATGTGAAGAAGGGTTAGTTTTATTGTTAGAATCTACTTTAGGAATTTGATAAATAGGAATATCGACTAAAGCTTGATTTAGCTCTCTTCTAATTCTTCTTAAATCCTCTTTTAAATTAATATTTTCTTGAAGGATTTCTGCTTTACTTAGTTTTTTCATTATGCATACTCCTGTGCTTGATCAGCTCCGATTAATCCAAGATTTGAAAGATAAGCATCTGCTTTATGATTACTAGTTGCTAGTGTATAACTAGAGGGTTCTATAGTTCCTAAAGTGATTATATTATGCACTGCTGTAAATGTTACTATATTATTAATGATACTTAAAATTTCTAAGCTGTTAATAGAATTATCTTCATCTCCAAATGGTAAAAAGTCAACAATATCTCCAGCTTTAAAAAAGCTTGTATCATTATCACTATAAGTATTATTTGAAACTGTTAAAGAAATATTACTAGTAACAAAAGTAACTTTTAAAGCAGAATTCCAATTTACAAAAGATATTCCAGTATGAACTATCTTTAACTCTGATCCTTCATTCATTAGATTTTGATTTATAGATTTAATCATCCCGATAGAATCAGAAACTCCATAAGAATCTTGATATCCTTTAAGATGAGGAGAAGATACTTTAATATAAGATCCAACGTCTAAAAAAATAGATTTTCCTGTTCCTATAGAAAGACTCCACTCTATATTAGGGTTACTCATAGTATTAAAAATTCTTGCTGCTATAGGTAGTAAATAATCATAAGCATCTCCAGGGGTGCCTCCGATATCTTCAGAATTTAATCCATAGAGATCTATAGAGATAGAAGATTTTTCTCCTCCATATCTATTAATAGCTTCTTGATTATTAAAAGTTACTTTTTGAGTAAATTTATTCTCTTCGTTATTCCATCCAAATTGGATTTTTACTTGTGTAACAATATCTTCATATATTGAAAAATTAGGAGCTGGAGTAGTTAGCAACTCATTATTAGATAAAGCAGAAGAAACAAATCTATTAGACTCTATTCCGACCGGCTGCAATGTAATTTTAGATCCTGCTGAAGATCTTTTCATAATAATAATACATGAGATGCTTTTTAAGAGAGATTCTATAAATTCTCTACAGTCAAAATCATCTACAGAGAAAGAAGTGTTTATTCCTAGGCTTTGAATAGATCCATTTATTAAAAAGCTATCTATATCTATATTTGATTCATGTATAGATAATCCAACTCCTAAAAGATCATAATTCCCATTATTTCCACCTCCTCCAGATTGTAAAATCTGAAGCATCATTTCTCCTGGAGAAATATAAAAAGCTGAAACTCCTCTAGTTATTTGAGTTCTAGCCTCATCTTTCCAGTCTCCAAAGTGACCATTATTTAAATTTTCTCTTATTGCTGGAATATGTATTAAATATCCAACTTGGACTCCATTTAAAGAAATGCTTTGTTCATGAGTTGCCCTATAATGTAAGACTTTAGATCTTTTAGTTTCATAATCATAAGTTTGAACTTGAATAGCATAAAAAACATTAGGAGTTAGTGAAGTTGGAAGATTTAGAGAAGATTCAACTAGTATAGTTTTTTCGTTAGCTTGATGATAAGCAAGAGCAATATTTATCTGATCTTGAATAGACTCTGCTCTTCTATTTGGAAATTCTAATACTTTAATTTTTCTTGAATTAGAAGCATAGTTAGGTTTAGGAGGGCTTTCATTATTCCAATAATCCAAAGGATAAAATAAACGATATTCATTAGATAAAGGAGATCTATCTTCTATATTATCATTAATCCAGCATGCATAATTAAAATTAGGGCTCGATTCATACCAACTAGAAGAAAGCCAAAAATGAAGCCTTCCTTCATGTCCTGGACTCCATCCCCTTTGATCAGCTAAAGGAATTCCAATAATATTAGATCCATTGATTCTAAAAGAATGAAAAGCTCCTTCTGTTCCATCTAAAGACTGAGGACCTAAAGAGCTCATTTTTTCATTTATTACTTCTGGAAATTGCTTAACTTCATTTTGTCCTAAAAGAATTCTTTTTATTTCTCCCCTTTTTGGAATTGATCCTATTACTTGATTACTTGGAGAAGTGCTAAATAAAGAAAGTAAAGTATTTTGTAGAATAGATCCTGTTATTGTGTGATCTATAATGATGTAAGGTACAGTAGAATTTATTCCTAATGAGCTAGGATAAGCTTTATAAAGAGAATCTATTATTAAATATGGGTATCTTGGGTGACTATTTATAAATCCAATTCCCTTATTTCTTGATTCATCAAAGATTTTATCTAAGTCATAAGATGGATATTGAATATAAATTTTACTTTTAGAAGAAGGAGCTCCTGGAGTTGGATATTCTTCAGCACTCGAAAAAATCATAGTATAATCTGATTTAAAAGCTGATCCAAATTCTAAAACATTACTTTTATCATGAAAGTAATGAAAACCTTGTTTTAAAAAAGAAACTCCAGATTTTGTATCTGCTAAAGGTCCATCAATTAAGCTTACTAAGGGAAGAATGTTAATAGATACACTATTTTCTCCTTCTGAATAGGGACTGCTTTCTATAAATCCGTTTATGATTTCTGTGTAGTCTGAAACTAATCCAGATTGATCTTTATGAGCTATGAATAATTTTGCTCTCCTACCTCGAAAACTTACTATCTCACTTGTTACAATTGGAGTAAAAGAACCTTGTAAGCTGATATCATGATCTTGATAAATTGAATCTCCTATTGCTCTATCTGATATAGTCATACTTGAAGAAGTAAAAGAAGATATTTTAAAAGATTCTCCTCCCACATGCATAATTCTAGGAGTTGATAATGATGTAAGATCTTTATCTATATTTATGGTTTGTGGTAGTGGATCAAAATTAATGTTTTCTTCTAAATTCGCTTGAGCAACTGAAGCAGCTCTTTTTCCTACTCTATTAAATAAGATACCTGGATCATAAGTTGATCCATCTTTTAAAAACGATAAATCTATTGATATAGGGGAATAACTTGCAATTCCTCCAGCTGGATCAATGCTACTTTGAAAAGATCCTACTTTGTTTATGGCTTGAATATCTACATATGAAATTCCAGATACTATTTCAGAATCTAAATTAGAAGAAGCTGGAGGATTTATAGAATGATATCTATATTTTAATCCTGATATTTGTAAACAAAATACTCTTCTTCCATGATCTGAATTAATCATTTTTTATCTTTCCGGTTCGTATAAGTCAAATAAAGTAAAATGTCTTAGTTTGCAATCTTCACAATCTATATTAATACTTATTTTACTTCCCCTTACATCATAGGATTGATTATTAACTGTAACCGTAGAAGGTAAATATAAAGGTCTAGGAGAAACTGGACTGTTATTGCTTGGAGTTGTATTTGGAATCTCTATATTAGATTCTGCATAATGAACATAGGATCTATTTTCCCCTAAATTCTGATCAGCTCCACTTATAGAAGAAAGCAGAAGAGAATTAGAGGAATCAAGCCTAATTCCATAATCTACAGTTGCTATTTCAGATAAAGGATTTCCATTAAGTAATTTTAAGCTAATTTCAATTTTAGGAGAAAAGCTAGGATTAGAAGAATCAGCAGAAGAAGTTCCAGATTCATATGCTAATACAACTCCGATCCATTCACTTAATAAAGTACTTTGATAAAAAAGTTTAAAAGATTCTGTATATCCTTTAGTAATATTTCCTGATCCTTCTGCAACTCTTGAAAAGGTCCTACTTCCATTAATGTTAGCATTATATGTACTTCTCATGATTGGATAATTTACCATACCAAGAAACTTTACATGAGATAATTGAACTAATCCAGAAGCCATAGAAGAAACTAGAGAACCATAAACAATTTGCCCATTATTGCAGCTTTTTAAATCAGGTAGTTTATTATAGCTAGTTTGTATTAACATTATATACCCATAAGATTAATCGATAAAATTTTACCATTTGAAGCAGAATCTAAGACTGGATACATTGATCCTGTTAAATTTCCGTAGTTTGTTAAACTTTCATGATTCGCTTGAGTATTATCTAAGCTAGCATCATAATAAGGAAGCCTAATATCTCCTCTTAAACTAATTTTTTCATAGTCTATTTCTATAGTATGTATACTCCAAAGAACTTGACCTGCTCCAGCTGCTAGACTTATTTTATTTCCAAAAAAATCAAATTCAGTATTAGAACTATCTCCAATATATTTTACATGTAACTCTAGTTTTTTATGGTCTAATCCATCATATCCAGCAGGGACTAAAGGATATCCTCCAATAGTCCTAATATGGCCTATTCCTAAATAAACTTCAGGACTATTTCCATTTACATGATTACTATAAACAGTCGAATTTGTATTATAACATCCGCTCCAATTAAGATAGGATCTTAATCTTTTTCTTAAAATATGGATATTGTTAATCATATTATGAGCAAATCTACTCGTAAAAGCTTGATTGATTCCTGTTCTACTTGTTCCAAATGGAGTAATAAATTCTCCTACTTCATAAAGATTTTTTAATCCTGCTGATACTGGAGATTGCAAACGGGTCCAGCTTGCCATAATTGTTTTTATTTCAACTTCTGCATTGTTACTAGAATCAGCTTGCACTTCTACTTTAAGAGTTCCATAGTATTGATCTGAATTAGGAAATGAAATACTAAAAGTATCAGATGCAATATCAGCAGAAGAAGGAAGATTTAAAGTTAAAACTGCTGAAACTCCTCCTACTGTTAAAGTGAATCGAGCATTACAAGCAGAAGAAGTTCCATGAATATCATAATAAACAGTAATATCTAGTTCATTATGCTCAAGAGAAACTAAAGGAATTCTCCATTCACTCATTTCTACAAATGAGCTGGAGTTTTGAATAAATGTTTTATCTGCATAACTTTGAGATAAAACATTATGACAAGCTCCAGCAGCTAAAGCATAATTTATAGAGTTGCTCATTCTTTGTGGAGTTTGATAATCTATTTCTTTTCCTGCAACTGTAGAAGAAGGATTAGGAAGTAAAAAAGAAGTGCTATAACTATTACTCATTTAAATGCTCCAGTCGCATAGAAATAGGAACTCTTCTAGCTAATCCAGAAGGATAATTTAAAGAATATGTTTCTGTTATTAAAGAAGCTCTTATTCTTCCTTCGCTTCCATTTCTTGAGCTTGTATAAAGTAAGTTATGAGGAGGTTGACTTATATTAGAGTATGCTGAAATAAGAGCTCTTCTTGAATCTCCTAGCACTTGATAAAAATTAATTCTTTCACCTTTTGAAATATAACTAATGAAATTATTGGTGAAATGTCTATAAAGATCTATTAAGTCTAATCTAGCATCCAAATCAAAATTTAATACAGTTGTTAAATAAGTTCCAATATAATTAGAAGTATATCCTCCTCCAATTTTTCTTCTAGCTTCAGATTGATTAGATACATCTATATAGCTTGATTGATACGGTCTTGAAGTAACTAAGACTCCTGGACAAAAGTTAGAAGCGACAAGTACAGAATATCCGTTAATTGTAGAAACTGATTCTTCTCCAGTGAATCCTAATCTATTTCTAAAATCTGAATTATTCCAAGTAACATTAGATAAGCCTATTGAAGAAATCGTAACTTTACCACTATTATTTACATAATATCTAATATCTCCATTGTTTTTAGCTATATCCAAAGCTTCTAAACAATCCGGATTATCATCTAAATCAGAATTCCCTCTTAATCTGCATAATACTGTCAAATCTTGAGCTCCTCCGATAAAATTAAAATTAAAAGATCCTGATCCTGATCCTACTTCTTCAATAATGTAAGAGAATGAAATTACTTCTCCTCTAGTCCACTCTTGAGGAGCGGAAACTTTAAAGGATAATAAAGGATTTCCTATTGTCGCACTTCCTGAATAAACTACAAAATCATTTCCTATTCCTAAATAATCCTTATTTCCAATTAAAGTAGATGAAGCGTTAAACTTTATTTTAAAAGCATGACTAGAGCTTATTTCTATTTTGTCATTTGCATCAATACCAATAAACCAATTAGACCCAAAACCCCCTAAAGCTTGAGAAGATGCTAATAATTGAGCAGGTAAATTAAAGCCTGTATTCATGCCTCGCCCATTTAAAAAACTTATCATATCTTCAAATTTAGAATTAGTAAAATTAGAAAAGTTTACTGTATTTGATCTAGTTAATAAATTTCCAGAATATCCAGAAATATCAACTGAAGACATTAAGCAAAAATTAGGAGCTGGATTTAAATTCATTAGCTTCTTCTCCTTGGGTTTCCTCTTCTTTGAGAATTCATTACTCTAGTAACTCGATCTGCTAAAGCTTCTTCTGCTGCTTTCTTAGTATCATAAATTACAGCTCCAGAAAAATTAACATTAAATACCATTTCAGAACTAGAAGCCTTATCTCTCTGAACTTCTGGAGCCGTGGTAGATCCTCCCATAATTCCAGCTCCTCCTCCAGCTCCTCCTCCTCCTCCAGTTGCTACTCCTCCAGCTCCTCCTCCTAAAGCTTTTCCTGCTGCTCCTGCTGATACTGCTGCAGCTGTAAAAAATCCAGCTGCTTTAAAATGTTGAGAAGATAAAGCAGCAGTTACAGGATTTAAAGCTAAAGCAATTCCTTTAGCTGTTTGCATTAAAGCTTCCACTCCAGCTTGTTTAGATAATGCCATTAATACAGAAGAAATTCCTTTTTTAAAAGATTCTCCCATAAGTATGGAAGATACTGCAACTTCAGCAAGTCCTTTACTCATATTAGAAAAGAATCCTTCTATTTTTTCAGAAGTGGATTTAGTTTCATTAGCAATTAATCTCTGTCTATTTATTCCATGCTGTCTTGTAATTTCTGTTATCTGCTCTTGATTTCCTTTTGCTGCTAAAACTTGTCTTTCATAGTTAATTCTTAAAATCTCATTTTCTCTCTCAAAGCTATTCTCTATCGATTGAGCATCAAAAAGCATACTATCAATATTTCTTTGTCTTCTCTCGCTTTCGACTAATTCAGCTTCAGCTTTTCTTTTTTGATCAAATTGCTTCATAATACTTGAAACATTTTTTTCATGATTTAATCTAGCGATTTCCTGCTGATTTAGATTATTTTTAGCTAAATGCAATTCTGTTTTATATCTATGATCAGCAAGTCTTAAGCTTTTATCAAGAGATTCTTCTTCTAGTTCTATTCTTAATTGTTGAATTCTTGCTTCTTCTGCAAAAGATTTTAATTCTAATTGCTCTTTAGTTTTATTTTCTGCTTTTATTCTTGCTTCATCTGCTTTTAATTTTGCTGCTCTTCTAGCTCTATCTGATTTATCTTTAGCTTTTTCTTGTTTAATTAATTGTTGTCTTTGGAAATTGGCTTGATCATTAGCAATTTTTACAGCATCAAGTTTATCTAATTCTGCTTGTATCGCTTTATTTTGAATTGATAAGGATTTTTGATCTTCCTCATTTTTTTGAGCTTGCAGAAGTGCCAATGTTGTTGATTGTTCTATTTCTATCTTTTTTCTTTTAAATTCTTTTTGAGATAGTTTAGCTTCAGCTTCAGCTAATTTTAAGGATTTAACCTTTTCTAAATTCTCTTTTATTTTAGAAGAAAGAAATTCTGCAGATTGCTCTTCTGCTTCTTTTTCTAATTTAGCAGCATCTCTAAGTTTTTTAGATACTCGATTTTGAACTTCTAATTGCTTTTTTATGCTTTCAGTAAATTCTTTATTTGCTTGAGTTAAATTATTTTTTGCTTGAGTTTCAGCCCTATTTAAAGCTTCTATCATTCTTGAATCTTTTATGGCCTGCTGTCTATATTTTGTAATTGCTTCTTGTGATTCAGCAAGTTTTTCTTCTGCTTTTATTACTGCTAAAGTTTGCTTTGTTAGTTTTTCTTGAGCAAATTGAAGTTTTTCTTTTGCTATTTGAGCTCTTAAGGTCGTAACTGTAAATTCTTCTAGTTTATCAGTTGCTAATACCACTCCTTTTTCTGCTAAAGCTTCTAATTTGCTTTGAAGATCTCCTGCTGCTGCTGCCATAGCAGATTGATTTTCTTCTGCTTCTTGAGCACTTCCTGAAATCAATTTATAGACTTCATGAAGTCCTAATCCAGCAGTTACAACTGCTCCAATTGGACCTAATAAACTTGTAAAGCTCATAGATCCAGCTTGACCCAAACTAGAAAAACTTCCTTTTAATTCTCCTAAAGAATCAGCAAAAGAAAAAACTGATTCTCCTACTGCTCCTAGACCTTCAGCAAGTTTTTCATTAGTTGCTCCTACTGAATCAGCTAAAGATTTTCCTGCTTGTGATATCGAGCTAAAACCGTCTTTTATATTTTGAGTTCCTTTTAACTCGACATCTATTTCGACAGTACCTCCATTTGCCATAATCATCTATCCTTAAGAGCTTGCTCATTTTGTCTTAGAATCATTTCATTATAACTATAGTCTAAAATTTCAATACATTCAATCATTGCTATAGAAGGATTCGGATAGATATCTTTAAAATTAACTAGTCCGTTTTTTATTCTGTTATAACTAGATATAATCGAGCTTAATCTATTCATATTAGATATAGGGCAATTTCTAATTTTTAAATTAGAATAAGATTCTCCAGAATTTGGAGCTACTCGATAACCCATGATAAAAACTCCATCTTCATCTACTTCAGATTGTGGAAGATTTTCTAAAAAAGAATCCCCACAGTTTCCCCTGGACAATCTTAAGCTTTTATTCTCATGACATTGTTTACAGCTCCAGCTTCTACTTTTACTAAATGGTATCCATACTGCAGAAGCTAAAGCTATTTTCCCAAGTTATTCAAAGTACTTTCTCTAGTTACATGAATAACTATTTCAGTGATTGCTGATACTCTGGAGGATTCAGGAGATAAAATATTAATCGTCTCTTCAAATAAAGCAGGCTTATCATTAATAGATACTAATGAAGCTTTTACTAGCTCTTTATAGCATTCATTAAGATATTGATCATATTTAGCTATGGCTTCTCTTTCAAACTCAGAAAGCTTATCATGATAGTAAGCTCTATCTTTTAGGTTTTTTATGTCATGATATTCACTCCACAACATTCTTCCTAATTCCGATTTTTTAAATGATCCAGCTTTAATTTCTGCTTGCTCTCTATCTTGTAGTGATAAGGGCCTTAAAGTGATCCATGAAACATCATTACTTACTTCAATTCCTTCTAATGATCCAGTTTCTAAATATTTATTTTTTTGATCTTCAGTCATGTTTACAGAAGTATCGCAAGATAGAACAATATTAAAATGTGTTTTAGTTGTGGTTGAAAAGTTTAACATTTTAAATTCCTAAGCTAATTCTAAAAGGAGAATTTCCAGCATTAGTTTCTAATGTATCTCCTCCAAATCTTGATTGTTTGTAGTTTAAAGTTTGTCTTACTATATCATTTCCAGATACATCATAAGCAGAAGGATCATTAGTAAGCATTGCTGCAGGAATCATAATAGCAGCTCCTTTTCCATCCCCTCCAGGACCACTTCCGACAATCACTTGCTTGACTGCTCTTTTAAAAAAGTCGTCTTGAATTGCAGTATTGACAGTTGATAAAGTAAGATTTAGCTCTACATCTACATTAGAAATATCATAATTAGACATTCCTAGAATAGATTCACTATTTGCTAAAGGTGTTAAAGTATTTGTAATTGTACAAGTGAAATCTTCACAATCTAATTCTAGTCTTGCTAAAGTATCTCCTGAAGAGGCATTAGTTAAGCTAGTTGGCGAAGTGGTAGATAAAACTACATAGGAATTTCTGAAAAATGGAGGAGCTCCAATATTATAAACCGGCTCTACTGGACCACTTGCATTTACATGATCATCTTGAATGCAAGCACTCTGAAAAGTCATATCTGCTATCCATCTTCCATTATCTAAGCTGATCGATAAACTTTCTAAAACACAACCATAAGCATAAGTTCTAAAATTAACTCCATCAATTCTAAAGCTTAAAGAGTCTCCTTTAGATCCTGTTTCTGTTCTACTTCCAGGATACCAAGTTTGTGTTCCATAAACAGTAGGAGTTCCAGTAAATCCAGCAGAAAAAGCAGGAGAAACTTTAATATCATTTCCAGTTACTTCAGTAATTGCTGAATATTCTACTTTTCCATTAATGATAGAACTTAACAAAGTCCCAATATCATTAGCAGAAGGGCCGGCTACAGTGAATTCATTTTGATTTGTTACATTGGTAACATTTGCAGAAGTCAAATCAGAAATCCGAGTTTTAAATCCTGATCCTAAAAGAGCTCCAAGATAATTAGATGTATAATTATTTGCTGCTGTTCCTATAGTTTGAAGATCTAGCCTAATTTGAACTTGTCCTGCTCTCCTTCTTACTCTATCTCCATTTGAATTATAAACGGTATCAGGTTCAGCAGGAATAAAATATGATCCATCTTTTGTATCATTTCTTTCTGAAACAATAGGCTCTCCATATAAAATAATTGGGTCCATTTCGCAAGGAAAAGACACATAAGTATAGCTTGAATGATCTGGTAAATTAGTAGAATTAGATAAAGATCCAAAGCTTGTTTCTTTTACAAAAGATATGCTTCTGTGAGTAACTGCCATTATTATTGCTCCAAGTAAAGTAAGTCAAAAGGAAGAATTAATATATCTGCTAAAAATGCTCCGTTTGCATCATTAATATTTTCTACTCTTGATGGTGATAAAAGTTCTAAAGAAACAATTCCAGTATTATTAAAATCATACTCTGGACCTTTAATTTTATCTATAACTTTAGATGTATCTTCAGTTATCATTAAATCTCTAAATCCATTATCTTTAGGTAAAGAATACATGATTTGCACTTCTACAGAAATTCTTTTTCTTGCACTAAGGCCGGTTGATCCATCATCTTTAGGAAATCCTATTATCTTTAAAATAAATTCCCTTTGAGATTCAAATCTATCTCTTAAATTTGTAACTAATCCAGTTCCATCATTTACACAAATAAAACCATGATGGGAATCAGTTTTAGGAAGAATTTCCTCTATCATGTTTTTTATGTATTCAATAGATTTAAAAATTCCCCTGCTCATCTTTTAGCCTCCAGTTTATTTTTAATATCTATTGCTACACTATCAATAAGTATCTGAGTATCTTTTTTAGTCAATCCAATAAAAGGCCGTTCTAAATTAACATCATATCCATAGTGCCTAACATGTTTAGTTAATCCTATTTTAAATCCTGTATTTGTAGCTTCTAATACTACAAGGTTATTCATTAATTGACCTGATAAAACTAAATCGACTTCAGCAGATTTAGAAGACTTTCCTCTTTTTCTGGAGTCATGTTTATATTGTTTATATCCATCTTGATAAAAAACACTATCTCCAGTAGAAGATTTAACTCCTCCCTTTGGTTTTAATCGAGCTCCTTTAAACGATACATAAAGAGGATTAGTAGAATATTCTTTAAACTTTTTATTCTCTGAACTAATTCCTTTAGATGTTCTTAGTTTAATGCTAGCTAAAGTATTCAATGCTAAAATAGAGGAGTCTTGAGCAGTCCATACTGAAGAAGGAAGATTTAATTTAAGCTTAACACTCATTTAATGTCTCATTCCTCTTTTAGGAGTAAAGCTTTTATCATAATCTGATTTAATATAAGATTTCCAGCTTGCTCTAAGATCTGAAGATTTGCCTCCTGATACTTCAATATTTAATTCTCCATCATCTATAATTCCATCACCATCCAAATCTAAATCAACCGTCCTCAAAGCTAACTCTAAATTTTCAATTGCTTTATTATAATAATACTCTGATATATCTAGCTGTAGATTCATCTCGTATATTTTAGAAGCTGCAAGATAAGCATGAGATAACTCAAAAGAAGAAGTATTAAATATTTCATCTTCAGTTACGGATTTATTTGATAATCGATCTCTTAACATTAAAGATAATTCGTTTAAAGATGAAGAGATTTGAGGATTAAAATCAGCTTGTCTTCTAGGAATTAAATCAGATAAATTAGAGAATTGATCTACAAGTATATCATGACTTAATCCAGTGTTAAAAGGTCTAGGAGTAACTTTAATCACTCCCTTTTCAATCTTATTTTGTGTGTTTTGTCCTAGATCTGAAACATAAGAAACTTCATATTCATAAGTTCCACTTATTGAAGTTACATCTAAAGAAGATGCAGTGTAATAATACATTGCAAATTCAATGATAGCATTAGAAGATAAATCTATTTCTCTCGGAAGTGGATCAGATAAAACAGCTGAAGTTCCTACTATACGATTTATTTTAACTGGATAAAAAGAATCTCCATCTGTTTTTAAGAATGCTTTTACTTGATCACTTTCAAGAGATGAAGAATTATTTATAGTTAAAGTTCGTCTATCATTAGCAATTCCAGTTACATTAATGTCATTTCTGCTATGAGTCATATTACTAGTAACTGTAGATGATGCTTTAAAAGTTATAGAAGGAAGTCCATTTAAAGGAGCTGGAGCATTCCATTCAAAAGTATAGTCTTTTCCTGTAATTGCTTTTATCATTTTCTAGCTCCTGCATTAGCATCTGAAATATCTTTTTTAGTTGCTTTTTTTAGTTTAGCAGCTTGAATAAATCCTTCTGAAACAGGGCTTAAACTATGTCTACAATTATATCCACCTAATGAAGTTTTTACGGATAAACCTTGCCTATTATTTAATTGAGATAGTTGTTTATCGCTTACAACTTTATTAACTAAAGCTGAACAAAAATCCCTAGTAATTCCATCTTCTGGACCAGTATATAAATAAAAGTTTAATCCAGCTGCTTCAGCTATGGAAGCAGTTATTCCCCTTCCATACATTGAAATTTCTGTATTAATTTCCGTTAACTGCCTTCCTTCAGCTTGCTCTAAACTCTGAGCAAGTGAAGACATAGATTGGCTTAATGGTTCTCCTAAACTCATTCCAATCATAGCATTAGTGACTCCAGCTGTAACTTTAGGTAAAACTAGATCATCAAAGATTCTTTTAGTCGCTGCTTTTTTCATCATATCTATAATGAAATTTGGAGTTTGTATTACTTCAGTTTCTATAAAAGAAGCTTGAGCCACTTTCGCTATTTTTTCAGATTGATCTATAAATTCGTCAACTGCTTCAGCATATCCTCCATTTAAAACTAAAGAAGTCATGTCATCATTATTTAATGATAATACTGCTGAAGGTCCTGAATTATTAACAATTCCTTTAAGATTTTTTATGAAACTCTTTCTAGAAGATTCTAAAGAAGATTTCATTTTTTTTTCTGCTTTTATTTGTGTTTCGAGCTCTAAGATTTTAGATTTTGTAATTTCAGCTCTTACTCCAGTTTGTTTTTTTAAAAGTGCCCTCATCTCTTCAAGTGCTTTTTTATCACCTTCAGATTCTGACAATGATATTATAGATGATTGATGATTGGAGCACATAAAACCAACTTTTTAGATTATAAGCAAGCAGTGACAATAAAGCCTAGATTAGGATCTATTACTTTAAGTTGATTTTTATTTTCTACATAAATATTTGTGTTAATTCCGTTTGGATCATCAAATTGACCGGATTGTAAAGGAGTCTCTTCAAGAAAAATAGCTGCAGTAGGCATTGCTTTTACATTTCCAGTAGTTTGGGTTACAGCATCACTTCCTTTTAGAATTCCCATAAATAAAGATGTATCAGTCCAGATTTGAGCCTCTGAAGAAGTGACTCCAGGCATTGCCGTTTCTCTTCGAGCACTTCCAATATAAACATTAGGAATATTTAATTGAGCTTTAATAACTTCAATCATTGCTTGATCAGATAAAACTCCAGTGCCTCCAGAAGCAATTCCAGAAGGAGCATTTCCTACTGTAATATAAGATCTAAGTTCTGGATTTCTTGCCAAAGCTCTTGCAGTTGCATATCCAATAATTAAAGTATCTGCATGTAAACCATGTGCAGAAGATCTTACTAATTCTTTAACTTGATCTAATCCGGTTAAAGCGTCAACTCCAGCAGCATCAATTTTCCCGCTCATAATATTAGTACAAGTATTTGTATTAGTAAATACACCTGTATTAAAAAAGGTATCTGCAAACCTTTTCTCTTTATCTAATAATAAAGCTCTAGTGAGTTGTCTAGCAAGTCTTTGCTCTTCACTTTGAGGAAATTGAGAAATAGCTATATCTTGAAATGAAATTTTACCTTCTAAAGCGTAATTTTCAGTTCTATAAGTTAAACTAGATCTTTCAAACTGTACTAGCTTTGCTCTAGGTGCTCCATTAGCTCTTTTAGGATTAATTTCTGGAGCACCCATAAAGTTGCGGGTATTCTCTACTAAAATAGTTCCACTTTCTTGATTAACTTTGATTGTTTCGCATACATCTTTGCAAATTAATTCATCATTTGGAATTGAAGATGATACAAAATTAGTAAGAATTGGATCAACTGGATGAATGCTTGAATAACGGAATGCCATAATTCTATACTCCTATATTATAGTTTATTTTGAGGTCCTGTAAATTTGACTCTAATTAATTCACCTTGAGCATTGGCTGAAGGTTGATTGATATTAGGCACTGCTTGACATACTGAATAGTTACCTGCTCCACTATGAGGTACTACTTGACCATTTGCAGCAGCTTGTAATAATGGCTTATTTGCAAAATGATTTATTGCTGCTCCAGCTTGCACCCAAGATTCTCCCATAAACTGAACATTAACGGGTTCTCCATCTGCAACTGTTTGCTGTGCAATTCCATAACAATTATCCTCACTAGCTCCTCCAGTTGTGGAGACTTTCCCTGCTGAAGTAGTTGATACTAGTGTATATTGTGTAATTGCTCCATCAGCAATACAGCTTCTTGTATCTTCATAATTTGACATTTTTTAACCTCGTTTCATTGCTTGAGCATATTCTTCTTTATTTTGTAATCTAAATAAAGTTAACGCTTCTCCATAAGGAATATTTTTTTCTTCTGATAATAAAGAGATTTTTTTATCAATAGAATGCTTTGTAATTTCTTCAGAATGAGAACTATGTCCAACTGCAGAAAAATTTACTTCTGAATTCGTAGGACGATTATTTAAATCCTCCCAAAATACTGGATGAAGATCTTTAACAGTGAATGCTTCTCTTGCAATCTTTTCTTGAGCAGGAGTAATTTTACCTTCACTCAGCAAACGATTAATAGCTTCATCTTCTTTGATTTGATTATTCTCAATAGTAAGCTTTTTTACTTGCTCATTAAGAGAAACTAGTTTTTCATTTAAGGAATTAATTTTGTTGTAATCTGATTCACTCATTTTATAATGCTTATCTTTCTCAGTCATTTTTTCTTTCTCCTTTTCCTTTTCTTCAAGTTCATTCATTTTTTCTTTATCATTTTCAGCTTCTGCAAGTTCTTTTTTAGTATCTAAGTCTTTAGCAACTTTATTCTGAACCTTCATTTCTTCAATTTGAGATTGAAGTTCTTTAACCATAGAAACTAATGCTTCTTTTTCTAATTCTTTTAAATCATCTTCATTCATAGAATTCTCCTTAAATTCTGATTTTTCGGATAATGTTATAGGATCAATTTTATTTTGAGATTGAGCAGGTCTAGGAGTAAGGGTTACAGCTAATAATTGAGCTTCTCCTATCTTAGAGCCTCCTGATCTCGAAAAAACTTCTCCGTCTTGATATTCTGGACTAGACCATAACAACCCTTCTGCAGATTTTACAATAGATAATCCTCTATTGTTATAAGCAGGAGTTACATATAATCCATCCGGCTTTACTTCTACTTCTATTATTTGTCCCAATAGATTTGATACTTCAGGAGGAGCAATAGAATCATTATTAAACGGACTGCTAGAATGATTCCAGTCTATTACTACTGGATCACTTTCTTTAGTTGAATCAAATACTCTTTTGAGCTCTTTTAACATTTTTAGATCAATTGATCTTCCAATATTTTCTCCAGAAAGACGACTTGAAACTTGACCTATTGACAAAGTTTTAAAAGGTTTTCCTTTTATTAATCCATTATCTAATTTTTCATATTTTTCAATATCTCCTAAATGAATTAATTCACTCAAAGAATTTAATTTATCATCTGCCTTATCCATTTTAGATTTTACTGATTTGACCCAAGAATAAGCAGCATCCCCCCCCCAACCGTTCCAAGCTTGCCTTCCTTTTCCGTAATCATTCCAACTTGAGCTTGTTTTATCTACTTCATGTCTTTGGAAGTATGAAAGCATTCTTTTAATCGTTTCAGGAGTTAAAGATTTTCCGTTTTTAATATCTCTAGCTCTTGCTATTCCTGTATTAGTCATTCCTCTTTGTGATGGAGGTTTTTTTGATCTTTCTTCTAATGCTTTTTCTGCATTTTTTTGTGCTTGTTTTGGAGGAGTAAAATCTATGTGACTGTATTTTTGGGGAATTGATAATTTATTACTTTCTTTTTTTTGTGGATGACCTTTAGGCAATAAATCTAAATCTGAATTGTATGATTTTTTTCTTTCTCCAGTTCCTACTAATTTTAAAAAAGCTTTAACTCTAGCAAGGCTCCATTGATCCCTGCTTGTCACATTAGGTCGATGAGAAGTGCTAAAAGCTCCAGCTCCTCTTCTATAAACTGCTTTTAATATCCCAAGGTCAACCTGTTTAGATTTACTTGTATATTTTTTATTATGATCATCTCTTAAATTTTTTAATGCCTTCTCTGTTTTTTCAGAAACTTCAATAGATCCTCTTGAGCTTGAAGCTGAAGCTTTAGGATTTTTCTTACTTCCTTTTATTTGGTCTTTTTTGGGTGCTGGAGTTTGAGCACTTGTTTTCTTTTTTTTAAGCTTTTTAACCATTTTTTATTAATCGCTTCCTTTGAATTAATTGTTCTGCTAATAAAGCAGCTCCAGCAGATTGAGGATTAGAAGCTGATCTTTCTAAAGTAGATCTTTCAGCATTTTCAGGTAAATCATTTAAGCCTAGTAAATTCCTTAAAGTTTGCTCATCTGAATCAGTAGGAGTTAATAAACCACTTTGAATTAAATTAGGTATCATTTGAAGAGATTCTGCTAAATGATCAGTATCAAGTCCATCATGTATTAATTTAGGTAGTCTTGAAGGATCAACATAACCAAAATTAAATCCAATTAATCTTCCAATTGTACCTCCTCCAGCTCTATCTTTTCCAGATATTTGAGAAGCTACTCTATCACATAAATTAATTGCTGATCTTCTAAAGATAGAAACATGTACTTCGCCAACTGATCTAGCTCCAGTATCTGAAATTCCTAAGTTAGTAAATTGAGTATTAAATCCTTGGGAGATTTGATTATCCATTAATTTTATAACTTCATTAGGACCTTGGGAATATAAATTAGGTTGTGCAGCATAGGAATCAAAAGTTACGCAACTATTTTCTATAAGATAGCTTTGTTCACCTGAAATAAAAGCTCTTAATTGCTCTTCTCCATCTTCTATCATTGCGTCAATATCAGAATCAGAATAACCTCCTAATTCTGCTTTACTTCTATCCACTGTCATTTTTGGAGTTGGTATACTCCATCGATCTAAGGCAATTGCTAAACTATTTGCTGTCTTTTGCTTTACATTCCAACACCACCAAATAGGCCGCAATAATCCTTTACCTTCAAAGTTATTTCCAGTCCTACCTAATGTTAGTAAAAGTAGTTTATTTGCAGGAATAGGATCAGGATTTTTAGTATATCCCGTTGATTGCTGAAGTACTCCATCCAAAATCTGATTGTCTCTTGATAACCATTTATAATGAGAAGAAGGCTCTCTATCTGCATATCTATCAAGCCAAACTCTAGGATTTCCATCTTTATCAAGAGATCCATATTTATAAATCTCTTCTGCATATCGATATCCTAAAGGAATAAATTCTAATAGATAAGAAAGCTGATCCTCAAAGCTAATACTCATTTGTCCAGAATATCCATTGAATCCATACGCTTGATTAGCATAATCACAAAGTTTTTCTGCTAAAGGATCTCCATCTATGCCGGGCTTAAATCTCCAAGTTGCACTAAGTAAAGTTTGTTTTAGTATGTACCAACTTTGAGAAATAATAGGATCAGTTCTAAGCATTTCTTCAGCTGCTTTGATCCATGTATAACTTGTGAGTGATGGATTTTGTTCATATCCTGCGATAACTCCAGAAGATAATCTAGTTCCACTTATTCCATATTGTTTAAACTTTGGATATAGGGCTCTTAAATGCTTTGGATTATCTTTATAGTTCATTATCACTTCCTATGTTATCATCTACATTATGATTATCAGTTTCTTGATTGTCAATATTAAGAGTTTTAACAATCTCTATAAATAGCTTTGTCGATTCAATAAACTCATTTAGATCAAAGTTTTTTTTAGCCTTAATTACTAGCTTATTAGAAAGTTTTTCAATTAATTCTACTTGCTGAAGATTCATTAAAAACTCAACTTTCTTTTAGAGTTTAGATGAGAACTAATTAAAGATTTTTTACTTTTATTAGCATAGTTTCTGTGTGAATCGCTCCAGTAGTGAAAAATACAATCGTATCTTAGAGCATCAAGAGGATCTTCTCTACCATCTTTTACAGGCTCTTCTTTATTGTTAGACCATGAATAAGAGAGCAAAGCTTTCCTTATTGAATTTCCTGCTGCTTTATCTCCCTTGTTCCATACTTCCCTAGTAATAAAATATTTATTAGAATGAAAAGCTCTTTTTAATTTTTGGACTCCATTTATGATAGATGTTCTTTGCTGATCTGTAGTTGTTTTTAAAGGGAGTCCTATTCCTCCATCTTCTGGAGCTCTTTTGATTAATCTAAAAGCACTCAAGCCGGTTTGATCACTTCTTGATTTTCCTGCTTTATCAGCTACTCCACTATCCAACCATATTTTATTTTTTATCTTATCACTTTTTAAGGATCTTGGATAGGCAACTTTTAAAATCAGTCTCGAAACTTCTTCTATTGTAACCTCTTGAGGATTGATTTCATTTACGATTATAGTTGCATCTCGATCTTTATCATAGACCATAATTAAAATAGAAGGCTTTCTAAATCCAAAGTCTATAGAAATCTTTCCATGCATATCTTCATTATATTCAAAATCATCAATTACATGAATCTTATGATTAAATTCTGAATATACTAATCCATGTCTTGGAGCCGGTTCATTTAATACCATAGCTTGCCGCTCTTCAGTTGGAAGGAGTTCTGTAGCCTCAAACCAAGCATCTGAGAGATTAGATTGATTTACATAGGAAGTATAAAGTAAGGGCTTGCAATCTGCTTCTTCTGCTAACTTAATCCACCAAGCATCCAAAACAGGAAGCCCTACTAAAATCATAATTGGAGAAGGTCCTGACCTCAAACGGCCTAAAGCTTTATAAGCAACTTCTTCTTTTAAAGTTTGACATTCATCTATTAAGACAACTCCAGAGGTTATATTTAATCCTTCAAGTGGATTATGTGTAGAATCTTTTGTTCCTGGTCTAAAATAGGATCGACAATATACACTAGATTTTGTATTTGGATCAGTCCAAAGTCTATTAGTATGATTATAAATCCATCCTAAAGGGCCTAACCATTTTTCCATTTCTGGAAATAGTACAGAATTATAGCGCATGGCTGTATCAGTTACTATTAAGCTACTTCTTCCAGGTCGCAACCAACTTATACTCCAGATTGCAAACACTAAAGCAGAAGTTTTTCCAGAACCCCAACCACACCTAGCACCTATTACTTGATCTTCATTTTTTATTCCTTGTATAACTCTAGTTTGTAATTCGTTTAAAATAGGAGTGCTCATAATCTATCTTGATTCCATTCAATAGCAGATTTAGGAAGATCTTCTGCTTTCATTACATCATGTCCCAAGACATTAAAAAGGCTGCTTATAGAATTAGCCTCCATTAAAATCATTTTCCATTCATCTAGTGTATAATAATTAGTCCAGTATGATCTTGAATGATCTCCAAATTTTAAAAGGATTTTTGAGCTACTAAAATCAAATCTATCCTTTTCTGATTTAGTGTAAACTCCTAAAATGACAAGATGATTATAATTATAGATTTTAGGATTTACTTTGGCTTCTCCGGTGTAAATAGATTCAATTGCTGCTTTGATAGATTGCTTAGAGTGATCAATGGAGCTTTTAGTTTTCATTTCAATATATAGAGTATCATCTGGATTTTTTTTACTAGATGTATATCCTTGTGAGTTTTCATATTTTTCAGTAGTAAACAAACTACCATCACAAAACCCTAGACTAGATTCTATTCCTATATTCTCACTAAAAAAATAACTCTTCTTAGTTGAGTGAAATCTTCCCAAGTCTGAAGCTTTTAAGATCGCTATCATTCTAAATAAAATGTAATCATGGATTCTTTGAGTGATAATTCTTATTTTGTTATTTTTAAAATTCATGATATAAGTAATTAATCTTTCTACTTTGTAGTAAATGATTGTGGTTGATAAAGGCCGGTCTTTTTAAAGATCGGTCTTTGTTTTTTGTAACTCTTCTAGTGTAATATAGTTTGCTGGTACCTCATTATAAAACAACTCTATACTATCTTGATCATTTGAAAACCTTGCATATTGAAGAGCATAAATTAAAACCTTAAAACTTTTTAAATCTGTCGTATCAGAATCATGCAACATTACATCTATTAAATTATATTGTTCTCCATTATCTAAATTAATAAAGATTTGATTTTTTGGATACTTGGATTTATTCCACTGATCTAAATGAAGGAAAGACTTTATAGAATCTAATGCTTCATTTTCTTCCTTTGTTCTTATTTTTCTTCTCATGATCCTTCTTCTTTTTTTTCTAGTTCTTTAACTTGTTTCATAAAAGAAATAACTTCTGCTGATCCATTTGATTGATTCACATTTAAATCAAGTTTTTGATTCATTCCCCATTCATTTGGATACCTTCTTTCAAGTAGAAACTTTGCAGCCCTCCAATCTTCGAAAGCTTTTTTTTCTATATAGTCTAACATTCTTCTTTCAAAAGGAGCTCTGGTAGAATCTACTAAAATTCTGAATTCTTCATATTTTTCTTTCCAATTATAAAAAGTCTTTTCACTGATTCCGACTTCTCCACAAATAGCAACTATAGTTATTCCAGCCTTTAATCCTGCTTCTATTGCAGAAGTAATTTCTTTGCAGTATTTCCCTCTATGATTATTACTGTAATTTTCTGAATCATTCATGATATTCTCCTGCTAAAAAGGAATGATTTCTTTAACTTCATTTGATTGATTTGGTTGACTTGATTGATTTGGTTGATTAGATCCAATTTTTCTAACAGTATATCCTATTACACTGCAATTATCATAAGATACTCCAGAAGATGGATTAGTATAGATGTTATTATCCAGCTTTCCTTCTACTAATACAATATCATTATAGTTTAAACTTAAAGCTATTTCTGCAGTTTTTCCAAAACACTTAACAGGAATTTTTGTTTCTTTTCCGTTTGAATCGCTTGAAACAATTGTCATTTTAGCAATCAAAAGATTATTGCTTGTAGTTGTAGATTCTGGACTTGTGGTAATTTTACCCATTAAAATTATTTTATTGATCATTTGTAGATCCTTCTTCAGTATTAATTACTCTTATGTATCCTTTTTTATTAACTGCAATTGTATAAATAGCAGCAGTATCAAAGCTTTCTAGCTCTTTATCAATTAAATTTCTTAAGAATTGGCTTCTATTTGTTTTTTCATTTTTAGCAAATTGGTCTATCTTTTCAAGTTGCTCTTCAGATAAATTTATGCTTATTTGATGTTTCATGATATCCTTTTTTTGCATGTATTTTACATTGCTTTACATTATACAGGAAAGATTCTATATGACAAATAAAATTAACTATGAAGAGAATGTTAAACTGATCAAATACGATAAAGAAGCAGCTCTTGATATTGTAAATGCTGCAAGGGTTTCATTTGGAATGAGGAATGATAAAGAGTTTAAAAACAAGGATAGACATTTAATAGAATATCTTTGGATATCAGATCATACCTCTCCTTTTAGACATATGCATTTTACTTTCTATATTCGAGCTCCTATCTTTGTTTTAAATCAATGGATGAAGCATCAAGTAGGGTGTGCTTGGAATCAAAAAAGTGGTAGATATATAAAATTTGATTCTAATTTTTATACTCCTGAAGCTTTTAGATCGATTCCAGATAAATCAATTAAACAAGGATCAGGAGAAGACTTAAATTGTGAAGATCAAAGTAAAGCCTTAAGCATTTATAGATCTGCTCTCAATTTTTCTTATGCTCATTATAACGAACTTTTAGAAGCTGGAGTTTGTAGAGAACAAGCTAGATCAGTACTCCCTTTAGCCCTAATGAGTGAATGTTATTGGACTTGTTCCTTACATGCTTTAATTAACTTTTTACGATTAAGACTTGCTAGTGATGCTCAAAAGGAAATACAGCTTTATGCTAGAGATGTTTTAAATCATGTGAACTCTATTGATTCAGATCTATCTGAAATTTTACAAATTATTTTAGACTATGAAAACTTTAAAATCCACAACTCGAAAGAATTTTTAAATGAAAGAAGAAAAGCTCGTTCACTGGATGAAACATTGTAATCTTATTAAAGAAAGATCTCCTTGCATTAGGGGAAAAGTAGGAGCTTTTATTATTGATAGTAATGATAATCCAGTATCAGCTGGATATAATGGAACTCCTAGAAGAGCTCCTGGAGATTACTGCGGATTAAATGCATGCTTAAGAGATAATCAAAAAATCAAGAGTGGAGAATCTATTGAAATTGGTTGCTTACATGCTGAACAAAATAGTATTTGTAATGCAGCTAAAAAAGGAATTAGTTTAGATAACTGTACAATTATCATAAGTACTTATCCATGTTTATCATGTGCTAAATATATTCATCACTCAGGAATATCTTTAGTAGCTGTTCCTAAGTGCTCTTATTATTCTTTAGCTGGAGTTCATTATTTAATAGAGAATGGAGTGGAAGTTAAATTTATTACTGCTGAATCCACTTAGAGACTTGATTCCCTTTAGGTCTTCTATCTGGACCCTTCATAAATAAAGGATTTCCGAAGATGTTCTCTAATCTGCTTAATGCCATATGATTTTGATCGAGTAACTTTTTAAATATATCATTTGGATTCATGTTAGAAGTTAAGATAATAGAAAGTTGTCCTGATCTGAATTTTTCATACATAATTCCTATCAACTCGATTGTAGTATTTATAAACCAATCTGAATAGCTGGACCTTCCTCCTAATCCTCCAAATTCATCAAAGATTAAAACATCTACATTATCTAAAAGCTGATCTAAATGACTTTGGTTACTACTCCAGCTCTTCTTCTCTTTTTGAAATTCATGATAATGATGGATATATTTTACACGATATCCATTAAGACATAAATATTTTGCTAAGATATAGCTAATAGTTGTCTTTCCATTTCCTGCTCCTCCATACATAAAAAGTGATGGAGTTTGATTTGGATAAGAAGTTGTTATCATTTCTCTTATTACTGCTTTTTGTGCAGCTGAATCAAAGATATATTGATCTAGAGAACACTCTAAAGAATCATTTGGTAAATGTGCTCTTTGTATTCTTTGCAAAGATTTGAGAAGTTGATAACAGTTTTTACATGGATATGCAGTTGATACATTCCCTTTGTATTCCGTTCTATATCCAAAATCACAACTACAAGGAACTTCTCCTGCTATGATGTATCTGGATTCACCCTTTTTAATAAATCCTTTTGTATGCAATTGATCAGCAGAGATATCAGAATAATCTTCATAAACTGGAGGAGGAGAAGATTCTGGAATAGATCTTTTTAAAGATTCGAGTAATGATGATAACTCACTAAAATCTATTTTCTGCATTGAATAGCCTCCAGTCTTTTATTTATAAATGATTGAGTTTTATGAATTGGAATATTTAATTCTTCTGCTTCTCTTAGGAGTTTATAGTAATCTTCTTTATTGTTAATATTGTTATTATAGTTGTTATAGTTGTTATGTAGTTCATTTTGACCCGTTAAAGAGTTCATTTTGACCTCTTGCAAGGGTTCATTTTGACCTCTTAAGGGTTCATTTTGACCTCTTAAGGGTTCATTTTGACCTCTTAAGGGTTCATTTTGACCCGTTAAGCTTTTAGTGATTAAAGTTACATTTATTTTAATTATCGTAGGATCATTTTTAGACCCTCTTTTTTCTGAGTTAGTTGAAATCCATCCAATATTTTTAAGATTGTTCAAAGATCTTTTGACTGTAGAAATAGAAGTTGTTTTTAAATACTCGCTTAAAAACTTATGAGTAGTTGTTAAACTCCAGGAGCTCCAGCAGCTAAACTTTAACAAAGTGAGCATAACTACTTTAGAGCTTGGATTTAGTTTTGAACTAGTCAAGATAATATCTCTCAACTGGAATTCTTTAATCATTTCTTTATCCTCCTTTGAATAAAATGATTTTGGTTGATATCTTAATTTATACTAAAAAGATCTTTTGTACAAGTTTTTTATTCTATTGTAAAAAAATACTTGATTATAGTAAAAGAATCTGTTTACTATTGTTTATCAACTAAAATCACTCATTAAAGGAGGATGAAGTGAAACAGCTAAAAAAGAGCACTATTAAAAGTTACTCTGTTAAACAACTTGCTAAGCATGCAGATAGATATCAAGACTATCTGAATCTTGATCTATTTAGATTCGATTTTGCTTATGGAACCGTTTATTCTAAAGAAGAAAACATTTATACTTCATTTGTTGGATTATACGATTCTTCATATAATAAAATGATGATGATTCATATTCTTAATTCTTTATATTCAGAAGCTAAAAAGGTGAACAAATGAGTAAAAACTTACTACAGAGAAAAATCCAATCTGTTTTAATCTATCATAATTATACTTTATGTGATTTAGCAGAATGCATGAATGTATCAAAACAGAGTTTAAACAATCAATTAAAAAGCAATATGAGCATTGATAAAGCTGCTTTATTAGTTGATTCATTTGAAAAATTAACAGGAGTTACACTTTCATTTGATGAAATCAGAACTGCTTCAGCAAAAGAGGAGGAATAAATAATGTTTTTATTAATCTTATCAGTTATCTCTTTAATCATTTTTTATGTATTTGGAGCTGTAAAGGATAATCCAATTGTAATTAGTAAGCATACTAAATATCTAAATGTAGATATGGTTTGTTCTATCATTAAGGCCATTAAATCAATTGAGTCAAGAAAAGGAGCTAATATACAATTTCTTTTAAATACTGAGAACACTAGTAAAAAAGAGATTGAAGAAATTGCTGATTCTATCATGATGAAAAATCAAGTATTTGTCTTAAATCAGTTTGATCTGGATCATAGAGATTTTGCTAGATTAATTACTTTATATATGGATCTTTTAAGAGATGCTAATGATTCAGATATAAGAGAATTTATATCATCACTTTACTAAACTAAACACGATTAACCACAATCGAAACTATGGAGAATAAAATGAATAATCAATATATTGAAGAATTAAAACAATTATCTACAAGTCAACAAGATTTCATGGATAAAAAGCTTTCTTTTGAAACCTTTGGACACCATTTTAATTACAATGTTGCTGTAACAATTGCTAATACTTATACTATTTCTTTTAGAAATAAGAGCTCTAAACCTTCTTTAAATGCTGATGCTATGGCCGGAATTGTTAGAAGATTTGTTGATTCAAATGGAGTTAAAATTTGTGGCTATATTCGAGTAATTGAATTAACTGATCAAACTTGTACTTTAGGAACTAAAAGAAGAGATGAACTAGACTTTCCAGATCTTCCTGAACATACCTATACTTTTGATATTAATGAAGCTAAAAAAAGAGGCTTATTGAGTCATAACTCCTTTAAGACTATGCCTAAGAATATGATGCATAAAAGATGTTTAACTGCTCTTTTAAGAGCCTTTTATCCTGATATTATTGGAGTTGCTTTTTCTACTGATGAACTTGCAGAAGTTTTAATTACAGATCCAGAAGAAAGAGATGCTATTGTATATGCTGAAGCTGCTGGAGAAAGATATAGATCTAAATCCTCTAATCCTCCTCCTGCTCCTCCTGCTAAATACCGTCCTGATCCTGCTCCAATTGTTTTTAAGTCGATCGGTAAAAATGTATTTTCTTTTAAGTGGAAAGATTTAAATACTGGAGAAAAAGCAGTTTTATCAAGTGAAATTGATAGACTTCTTTTTAATGTTCAATTGCATAGTGACAAGGAAAAACATTGTTTAATTGCTCTTGATAAGTTTAAGAACAAAGCATTCCATTCTACAATTTTTAGATTTAAGGATCTTATTAATAAGCATGGTGAATCTTGGCTTAATAAAGATCGATTGAATGCTATACAAGATTATATTGTGGACTCTTGTTATGATGTAAATCATGATGATTGGAGATTGATTGATCTTTTTGAAGATTATACTTTAGAAGCTGTTTAAAATTCACAAGCTCCTCCAGTGCAGGCCGGCTCTAAATTTGGATCTTCTGTTTTACCCTTTAAGTTTAATTTTACTTTTGAATAATCTAGCTTTGATAATTTATTAAAAAGGGCTTCTGCTTTCGAATTTGGATAAACGGCCTCAAAGGGTTGATTTTTATAAACTTGATCAGAATGAGGAAAGAAAGAAACTCCTCTTAAACTTTCTTTATTATTACAAATATATTCAGCAATTTCTTCAAAGTCTTCTTCTTTTATCGAACATGTATTAGATACACTATGAGTTAATCCTTCTACTCTCGAATTTTTAGAGCCTGGATAGATCCAGTGATCATAGACTAGTTTTACTCTTTTAAGAAATTCTAATGAAGTATCTTGATCTCTTGTAATTGAATTTTCTGGAGCAATACAGGCAAAAGAAACAATTCCAGAAGATTGATTTTTATCAGTACAGGCTTCAGGTACTTTATTTAACAATTCTTTCCATATCACATTATCTTTACTTAGTTCTACTCTTCTAATGTATTTCTTACTATGATACGGGTGAATACCTGCTGAAGTAACTGCTAGAGTAGAAGTAGTTCCACTTGGTTTAATACATGTAAATCTTGAGGCTTCATTAATGCCTAAAAGAGAAGCTATTTTTTTATTTGTATCTATAACAATTTGAACTCCAGCTTCTAAAACTTCTGGATTAAATGAAATAGGATTTCCACTCATTCCTGTCAAAGACACTCCTAATAAGGCTTCATTTTCTAATATATCTTGAGTAGTCTTTAATAAATATCCAGCATCTGTATAAGCTGCTTGTATAGTGCCAATAATCGAAGCAGCTTCACAAGCTTCATAAAATTCTTCTATTGTCTTATTCTGATTCATATCAATCTCTGTTAAATTACAAGCACTCCATCCAGTCATATAATTATATTCTAAATAGTTTTCTGGATTATCTAACATATCAAGAGAGATTTCTTTTATGATTTTACCCTTTGTATTTCTAATTAGATTTGGAGATAATCCGATTTCTGCACAAGGATTAGTGCCAAATTCCCTAGAATTAAAAAAAGTGACTCCAGGCTCTCCTCCATTTTTAAAAGCAAGCTTCATATTTTTATAGATATCAGCAGAATTATCTTTATCATTTAGATTATACGCTACTGAAATATTTGCTCTATGTCTTTGTCTATTTTCTTCAATATTTGGAGAATGTTTTGATACAATCATTTCTTTATCATCTTCATCAAAAAGAGCTATACTAGCACTTCTTCTCACTCCTCCAGTTGCGACTACTTCAGATAAATGCATAATGATATCAAAACAATCTACAGAAGAAAGTTTTCTATTTTCTTTATATGATACTTCTCTTAATTTAGATCTAATCTTTTCTATTGCAGTCTGTAAAACTTCATAACCTGGAGAAACTCCACCGGATCCAATTGGAGCTCCTTTAGGTCTTAAATTAGAATAATCAAAGACAAGCTCTTTATTATGAAAACTAGATTTTTTATCTTGGTAACTGAGTAATAAAAACCATATTGAATCACTCCAGCCCTCAATATTATCAGAAATCATAAAAGTTTGTGAGTCTCTATTTTTCCAATCTTGAGGAGGAATTATTGGACTCAATTTATTAATGTGATGTTTTCTTAAAGAGAATCCAGTTCCACAACCTGACAACAAAAGAAAAAAGTTTTCTGCAAAAAATCTTAGTCTATTACAATGAGAATAAGTACAATTATATATCCTCATGTTATTTTTTAAGATTGAAGTTCCTCCAAATTGCATTGACCTTTGAGAAGCATAGACTCTTTTTTTTTTAACTAAGTCAAAGGATTTATCTATATATTTTAAAACTTCAGGATTAAATTTAAATTTAGATTTATGCATGTTAACAACTCTATTAACTGCATCTTCCCAAGTTTCTCTTCCATCCTTAGTCTCTTTAGAATATCGACTAGAAAAGACTATTTCACTCATAATTTCATTTTGCATAAATCCACCTTTTTTTATGTAAAATACATTATACTTTTATTGATTGGGAATTCTTGATAATAATGTTTCTACTCTAGTTAAAGATTGTTGAATCTCATCTAGTTTTGTCTCTATTTTTTGAAATCTTGTTTCATTGTTAAGAGCCTGCTGCTCTAAATGATTTACTTTTTGCTGTAGCTTTCCAAAGTCTTCAGCAGATTTTAATTTATCTTTCATAAATGATAAATAAGCAAAGATAACACCCAAAATAGAGATTAAACTTGCAATCATTGATCCATCCATAAAAAACTCCAAGGTCAAAAAATGAAATCAATACTAACAATTTTTTTAAAAAAGAAAACTGCTTTTATAGCTGGATCTCTTTTTATTATGTTTATGATACTATCATATCAAGCAGGATTAAAAGCAGGTTTTGTTCCTTTTGAAATTCAATGCAAAGAACCCGTTCTTTATTTAGAAACTTGCAAAGATGAAATTGAGGAACAAAACAAAGCTTTTATTCAAAGAATAACAGAATGTAAATCAAACTGTAAAATAGATATTTGTAAGCCGATTTGCTTAAAAAAAGTGGAAGAAGCAATGAACAATTATCACAAGTTAAATGAACTCTTAGAGTGTAACGACTAATGAATTTTTTACTTATTCCATTTTTAGCTTTTACAGCGTCAATTACTCAAATTAAAATTAGTGAGAATCAAACTATTAATTCTTTTGTAATAGATAATAAAACTCAATTAGATAGAAAGTATTTAGCTTTATCTCCTGCTGACTTTATTTTAGTAAAATCAATCATTGAATCAACTGATAATGATTGTAAAGATCTTGTTACTGATTCAATAGAAATCTGCAAAATACAGGTAGATGAATGTTATTCTTCTTGTAACAATATCCCTAAGCAACAAAAGAATTTAATTAGAGTATTAAAAACTGAAAACAAGATTTTCAAATCTGACATTAAGGCACTAAAAAACAATAATAAATTTTTAAAATATGTTTCTATTGTCGCTGGATCAATTGCTTTAAGCTCTGGAGTTTATGTTGTTTTAAAATGACTCCACAAAACTAAAATTAACAGTATAGAAGAAGATGAAAGAAACATCATGATCATAAATCGATCTAAATTCATTTTTCTTTTGCTTCTAATTTTGCAACTTTTAATTTTAATTCGTTTAAATCTTTCCAGATATCGATTCTTCCATTTTTGCAAGTATCATAATTGTTTGTAATTTGCTGATTTATGCTTGTATCCATTGAATTTATTTTATCGTCTTGAATAGTATTTAATTGAGCACTTTTAGAAAGTTCAGCATTTATTTTAGATAGAATTGTTGATAAATACCAAATTACACCAACAATAGAAAAAATAAGTCCTATGATCTGCAGTAGTGTATTAGTATCTATTATCATTATCTAATAACGATTTCAATAAGCTCTCCAGCGGTTCTTTGTGGAGCATTAATAAAATTAGGAGAAATTATACCTGCATGATTGGCTCCGTTGTCAACAAATACAGCTCCATTTTCAACATTCATTTCACCCCCTTCATCAGGAATTAATCGACTAGATTTTGCTTTTATTTGTCCTTGCATTTGCATATCTACACGATAATAAGATCCATCTTCTGATAATTTAGCATCTCCTTTAGCAACTCCTAAAGGAGTACTTAAAGAGTTAGCTTTATTCCATAATTGTGAAGAAATATCAAAAGATAATACATCTCCTTCAGTAATATTTTCTTCTGTTTTAACTGCTATCCAATACATTTTAAATCCTTTATTTATCCAAGTTTAATAATTGTTATTCCGGTCATCCACTGCTCTTCATCAGGAGGAAGCCTAATCGATCCAGTTTTTGCAGTAACTACAATCCTAAAAATATCATTTGTTGTTGCAGTCATCACTGCAACAACTAGACCCCCATAATAATTATTATTTTGTTGTACATAAGTTTTTGCTCCAAAATTACCCGAATTATTCTGCCATTGCCAAGTCACATTCGTGCCAGTGGAACAATGAGTTCCGGCTATGCATAAATAAGTCCCTGCTGTTGGAACATCAATTGATTCCATCCATACAGAAGTAGAAACTACTGTATTAGTTGTTGTTGCATTATTAAATATATTCGTGTTTCCGGTTGATGAATAAAGTCGAGCTGATCCAGTGTTTTTTCTAATACAATTATAATCATTAATAGCAAAATAATAACCGCCGGCCCCATATCCACCGGAAAACTGAAATATTCCAGCGTGTAAATTCAATCCACTATTTTGATTACTTATAGGAACAAAGCTTGACCCGTCATAACTCAACATATCGCCGCTTGAAACGGCGCTCGTATCTACATCGCTTAAATTATTTAAAGCGATTGAAATATTGGCGGATGCATCCGGACTTTGTCCCGCTGCTTTTATTTTATTATGACTCATAATTTATACTTTCATAATGAATAAAAATGAATGCTCGCTCGGTATTGTGCCCTGGTTTGCTACACTGTCAGTATTTGAAACCGCCGCGAATCGAATTTTAAAAGTTTCACTAGAAGATAGATTCATGTAACTCTGCAAAGTTGATGCAACTCCAGAAGCATAACTAGTAGAATTATCTCCAATTAAAGCACTATTTGAAATTTCATCATTATTAGAAGTTTTAGCTAAATTAAACAATAAATATCCACTTGCTGAAAAAACAACCCTAGTTTGGCATTGCACAAAGTATTGACCAGAAGGCAAAGTTATTTCACTTATCCAATTATTTGAACTAGTAAACGAAGCTCCCGAAATTGTATTTTTCGGATTAGTATCATAAATTTGTAATGAATGACCCTGGGCTAAACTAGTTGCAGTACTATTTGAATAATCAGAGCTTTCTCCTTGCCCTATGAGAATGTATTGAGGAGATCCTGCTGGAGCTACTCCTGTATCCCAAGAAGAGCCATTATATTTTAAAACTTCATTATTTGATACTCCTGAAGTAGAAACATCGCTTAAATTTCCAAGTTCAATAGTAATATTTCCAGATGCATCTGGATTTTGATCAGCTACTTTTATTTTATTATGACTCATTTTATATAATCTCCCAATTGCTAGAACCATCTGAAACAAGAGTAATAGATTGATTTTGAATACTCAAAATATAATCAGTTCCTGCTCCTCCAGCTTCTACTTGATCCGTTCCATTTGGAGATAAAATTAAATTATTTCCTGCAGTTTTTAATTTTACTCTAATTTCTTTTCCAGAATTTCCTGCTGCAATTGCAGGAAGATCAATAGTAACTGCTCCTCCTGAAGTATTTGCAGAATAATGATAGTCTACTGCTCCAGTGACTGGAGAAGAAGCTGAAGTAATAGCTGAATATGTAAAGCCTCCTCCTGCTGCTGCTTGATCAGTCCAGGAAAGTTGACCGTTTCCATCGCCTTTTAATACTTGATTGGCTGATCCGGTATCATTTGGGAATGTTAAAGTGTATGAAGCTGCTGCAGAATGAGGAGGCCCTTTTAAAGAAATTCCATGTGAATTCTGTTCACAATTTAAAACAATTTCTCCACTCCCAGAAGTAGCATTTCCTTTAATTTTTACTTTTCCGGTTCCATCTGGAGCAAGTTCTATATTTTGATTTGAATTACTGACTAAATCAAAGTTATTTAAATCAAGATTTGCTCCTAATGATGGGGATAGATCATGAATAATACTTAATTCTTCAGCTTTCCAAGTTGTATTAGAATGATCATATGTAAAAACATAGTTATCAATTCCGGCTCCTGCTGTATAAGTTACATCGCTTAAAGCATTTAAAGCAGAAGCAGAAATTCTTGTATCTGCTCTTGTATCTGCTCTTGCATTAGTAAAATAAAGATTCGAAGACCCTTCACTTAAATTATCAGTGTCTTTAGTAGCTAGTTGAGTGTCGAATCTTGCATTAGTATAATAGAGATTTGAAGATCCTTCACTTAGATTATCAGTGTCTTTAGTAGCTAGTTGAGTGTCGAATCTTGCATTAGTATAATAGAGATTTGAAGACCCTTCACTTACATTATCAGTATCTAAAGTTACTGCTGGTCCAGTGTCTCCATTGACTGAAGAAATTCCTCCAGTTGCTGCTTCAGCTTTCCAAGTAGTATTAGCATGATCATAAGTTAAAACTTTTCCGTCAATTGCAGCTCCAGCAGTATAAGTTACATCGCTTAAAGCATTTAAAGCAGAAGCTGAAATTCTTCCATCTGCTCTTGTATCTGCTCTTGCATTAGTAAAATAAAGATTCGAAGACCCTTCACTTACATTATCAGTGTCTTTAGTAGCTAGCTGAGTATCAAATCTTGCATTAGTATAATAGAGATTTGAAGACCCTTCACTTACATTATCAGTGTCTTTAGTAGCTAGCTGAGTATCAAATCTTGCATTAGTAAAATAAAGATTTGAAGACCCTTCACTAATATTATCAGTATCTAAAGTTACTGCTGGTCCTGAATCTCCATTGACTGAAGAAATTCCTCCAGTTGCTTCAGCTTTCCAAGTAGTGTTAGCATGATCATAAGTTAAAACTTTTCCATCAATTCCGGCTCCAGCTGTATAAGTTACATCACTTAAATTATCTAAATTTAAATTTACTACTCCAGTCTGACTATTTACAGAACTAACAGCATCTGTATTATCTATTACATCAAAATATGTAGATAAAACTGGGTCAGCTGAATCTGTATTAAAAACAATATGATCTCCGACATTTAAATTAACTCCTGCTAAAGATCCTCCTACTGTTACTATGTAGAAATCACCCTTTTTTGCATTAATTAAAGATGGATTTGAAGTAGTTGCATTATAAGAACCACGATAAACAAGCCCTCCACTTGAAGAGCCTCCTCCACTGCCTGCAAAACTAAAATTAATAGACATATAATTTAACTCCTGTTAAAGCCACAATATAAAATAAAAGCATCTGAAGAATCTGCTTTTTTGTATGCAATACTTGTTATAGATGAAGATGATAAAGCTTGACTATCTACAGAATAAGAGGATAGTACCGGGATAACTGCATCACTATTTGTTATTCCATCATTAGCTCCAGATGCAGCTCTTAATTTAATATAGGATAAAGTGCTAGTATTTGAAGAAGCTGCTCCGATATAAGCAAATTTTAAATTAGCATCAATTTGAGCTCCGGTTACAGTATCATAAAAATCTGAACTGCTAACAGAATTCCAATCTGTATTAGATATAGTAGAAGCATCATAAGCAGCTACTATTTGACCAGATGAAATTGGATCTTGAACTTTCAATCTACTGTTCATTTTTTTTATTCTCCTTTTTTTTTGCTGAAACATTAGCTCCAGCATAAACTAAGTATAAAG